GTACCAGGAGCAACAGGACTTTTTGAAAAATCAAAAGGATTTGTTTTAATCATATCAATATCATTGCCCTTGCCATCTTTAAGAGGAACATATTTAGGATAACTATCAAAGCTGAATTGAGCAGTATAAACAGAATAACAATCAGATTTTGAAAAATAATCAAGATAACCAGTATCATCAGTATCCCATTTATCAACATTAATATAATCAATATTATTAAAGTTAACACCATTAGGACCTCTATCAACACTATAAGCTGATTTAAAGCTACCATCAAAAACAGATTGACCGCTTTCCGTAGGAAATAAAGTTTCACA